GTCGTTGCGATTGCCGCCGACGCCAGTCCAAGCATTATGGATCATGAAGAAACCAGCGCGCGCAATCTTGACCTCATCGGCCGCCATAGCGATAAATGATGCGGCGCTTGCAGCCATACCAAGTACGCGAACGGTCACATGGCCGCCATATTCGCGTAGCATGTTATAGATGGCAAGGCCTTCAAAAACATCCCCGCCAGGAGAGTTGATATTAACCACGATATCAGCATTACCAAATTGTTTAAGCTGGGCGCTAATGGTTTTTCCAGTGATGCCGCCATCCGTCCACCAGTCGTAGCCGATAGGCTCTAAGATATTAATCACATTTTCAGAGTCGTCATCAGCAGCTTTGATATCAGGGTTCCAGCTATCTAGCGCCAATGGCATTTTTATATCGTGTGTCGCCTCAAAATCCGCTTTAGGCATCATCGTTCGCTTGCTCATCGTTGGCAACTCCATTGTAGTTTGTGCCCACCTTCTCAAGCGGGATTAGTGCTGATTGGATAGTGTATTTTCCACCGCCTTCGATCGGCGGCATGTTCTCTTTAGAGCGGACCTCATCGCGATTAATCCAACCGTTATTAAGGCCAGATGCGTAATATTCGGATCGCGTTTTACTATCAGCTCGTAACAGCCCCTCAACATTAAACTCGACATAATATTTATCGCTTTCAATGCGGCCTATCAAGCAGCGCAAAATCTCTTGCTCAATATTGACTAGTAAAGGCCGGAACGTGTATTTCAAAAAGTGTAAATCTTGCGCTTCAGCTGACGCGGCCCAAGAGCTTTGTTTGTTAAAGTGACCAATCATAATTGGCGATACGCGAAACCAGCGACAGATCTCTTCAATCTCAAAAGCGCGCGTCTCAAGCATTTGCGCCGCTTCTGGGTTCATTGTCACGCCGTGATACTGCATACCATGCTCGAGCACCATCGTCTTACCAGCATTGCTACTGCCCATAAATTTGGATATATGACCGTGTAGCTTGTTGCGCTGTTCACCCGTGAGCTTCTGATCCGTTGTCAAAAACCCAGACGTCTGCAAACCATTTTCAAAAAACTTGCCAGCCGCGTGTTCGGCTGATGCGGCGGTAGCAAAAGTTTCACGCCCTTTGTTGATCGTAAAGATACCCATGACGCCATCGATGCCGAACGCGCGAATGTGCATGATGTCTTTATGATCAATATCACGGCGGCTTGTGCCTTCAACATAACTGTATTCGAGTACGCTATTGTTTTTGTTGCGACCTACTTTTACATTCTGCGGTAATAGCGGCTCAAGCGATATAATGCGCCTACCTGTAACATTGCGCTTAATCTCAACGTAGGCATTACCCCATAGCAGTAGGCTTGCCACAATCATTTGCATGAATCGCGCTGGGGTCATCTCATAATTGGGCGACCGACATAGCAGGTCATATAATGGATGCTGTTTGGCCACCACACGACTACCGTCGGCTTTGGTTTCATAAACCTTTAGCGGTAATGTTGACACCGTCTCTGCTACCAACCGCACACACGAAAAAACCGTACTAAGCTGCAAGGCACTATCAACAGTGACATTCTTGCCACTGGCCGTCCTAGTGGACACGTTATCACTAGGCGTTAGACTCAGCTGTCCATCCAAGCCTAGAAAGCTGATCGCCGCCTGTGCAGCTCTGGCAAGACGCTTGGGCTTGATTAGATTACGCACATTAAATCCTTAATATTAAACGCCAATCATGATTGGGTCATCGTAAAAGCCATTATCACCGCCGCCATCACCTGCCAGCACCATGGCGCGGCTGATACCCATTAACAGAGCAACAGCACCATCGATTTTTTTGTAGTTAGTCTCTTTCCGTGGGAATACGTTGCCATTGGCATCTTCACGCGATACCACGTTGCCAATCATCCAAGACAGCACCGGATGCCCGTCATGATGAAACCGCCCACCTTTCATGGCTGCTTCTAGCTCACGCATAGCAGGAGAGAAAGATTTTACTGTCTTAGGTATCTTTACCGCATCATAACCTGCAGCCTCAATAGTAGCGGCGACTTGGAAACCACCCCATTCATCATAAGGCACTTCAGTGAGCGGGAAGTTCCCAGCATCAACAACCAAATCTTCAGCGATGGCATTTAGATCGTTTTCAGCGCCATCATGTACTTCAAGCAGGCCTTGGTTCATCCACTTCTGGTACCGCTCGACCGATTGCTTTTCATCACCTTTATAAACCGTATCTTCAGGTAAATAAAACCATGGTGCCAAACAGTAATAATGCAGCCTGCCATCATCTTCGTGTCGATAAAACAGGTTAATGCGGGCCGCAATATCGATTTTTGACGCCAAATCAATCGGCATCACACAAGGTGTGGTTGCAAAATCATCGAGATTAAGCGTGTCATCAGCACATGCTCGCCAGTGCTCCATGTTAAAGAATGCCGACTTAGCAGATACCCAGACGTTTAGATGCTTAGTCTTAAAAGAGTTTTGGCGGCTGGCATTATTTATGGCCTTTGTTTGCTGCGACTCTAAGAAGTCAGCATATACAGACACATCATAATTGGGATTGGCCTTGATTAGGACGTTTGGATCTGTCCAATCATCGCCTTCGTCAATACTCCAAATCCAACCGAAAAGCTCATCGTCTGGCACGTTGCCAATCAGCATATCTTGTACACGGCTGCGCAGCTCGTAGCAAGGGCCCTCGATATTATGACCAGCTGTCGTGATCACGAAAATCATGGGTTGGCGGCGTGCACCCATACCTGTTTGCATCGTGTCATAAAGGCGACTATCTGCATGCTCGTGGTACTCATCGACAATAGCGCCATGCGGCGACTGTCCATCTGGCGGGTCACCGATAATAGGCTCAAATAATGAGCCGTCAGCAGGACGCTCAAGGCTTGCCGCGTTAATCTGTATGCCGGTTGCTGCGACTAAGTCAGGCGAGCGCAAGACCATCAGGCGAGCAGGTTTGAACACCTCCCAAGCCTGCTTCTCCGTTGTGGCGCCTGAATAAACCTCACTACCAAACTCGCCATCGTTGGCAAACATATTAAGAGCGACGCCAGCAGCAATAGCAGACTTACCATTCTTACGTGGCACCTCCCAATAGGATTCACGGAAGCGTCTGAACCCATCTTTTTTACGAACCCAGCCGAATGTGACTGCTATACCAAATTTTTGCCAAGGCTCAAGCTTAATTTTTAAGCGCTTTAAAGCCCATTCGCCTTTCGTATGAGGTAGCAATTCAATGAAAAGTATCTTTTTTTCGGCTGCTTTTGGGTCAAATTTGTATGGATAACCACGCTTTTTAGATGCTTTTAAGTCGTCTAGGTGACGCTTACAAGCCAAAACCACCCACTTGCACGCTGGTACCTTGCCCTTAACAACCGACCGTGCCCATTTGTTGGCGATATCAACATTAGGATAATCAGCCATATATATATCTCGCTTGAGCATCTACATATTAAGGACACCTGCAAATGGGTTTGTTTGTTCTTTATTGCCAACGCCAGTTAAGCGCTGGCGAGAGGAAGGATCTAGGCCCAGCAAACTACCAAAAGTTGCCATCTGCCTTACCGCTTCATTGAGTGCTGTCAATGCTGGATTCTTGATTGTGCTTCCACCTTCAGTGGTTAAGGTTATGCCATGTAAAACAATCTCTTTTTGGCACTCACGATAGTTATCATAGGCCATGCAAAACACCTCAACGTTATGCATGTCGGTAATTTTCAGAAGCTCATTTTCTAAAAGCTCAGGCACTATCGAGCGCCAAATCATCGGTGCAAATTCTAAGCCGTCCATATAAGCGGGCGGATCGATGTCAGTAATATTGCTAAATTCTGGGACATTGGTATTTTTGCTTTTAGATTTTATTGGGTCAGGTTTTCGTCCACGACCTGGTACCGCCGCCAAACCTCCCATATCATAAATTCCTTAGATTAGTCAATAGGCTAAACTTTTAATTAAACGCTCGTAAAAATGTACTTAAGGGGGCGGTCATTCGGGGCTTCCGTCTGAAGTTTTTACCCACCCTCCCCTTAATTATTATCATCCAAACTCAATATCTGATCGAATACCTCGTTAATCATGCCCTGAATCTTAAGTTGAGAATCAACACCGAAGGTATGGCGGTTACCGTTTTTCAATGTGACTATTATGCGATGTTGCTGCAACCCATTATGATCTCGATATGTTCCGGGGTGTACGGACTCAATATCTGTTGCATTGATAATCGTCTTGCGTACTTTGATAAATTTAAGCATGGTTTTTACTCGTTAGCTGTCTTTGATCTATGACACTTACGACAAAGCGACTGTAGGTTGCTGAGCTCGTCCGTACCGCCTTTAGACTTTGGCACTATGTGATCGACGTCGGTTGCTGGCACGTATCTGCCTGCGCGCTTGCAAGCCATGCACAGATGACCATCACGATTAAGTACTTGCGTGCGAAGCTTACGCCAAGCGTGTCCGTAACCGCGCTTGGTTGTGCTACCGCTGCGGTCTGGGCGCTTGGTCCAGTTGCTGCGCTGGTCTGCATGTTCATCACAGTATCCTTTGTCTTTACGTTTAACTAGGTTTGGGCAGCGGTATTGGCGGCATGGTGTGGATGGCATAGCTTCGGCTTCCATTTCTTATTATCAGGCTCAATCAAAGCCATATATTTCTTGGCTTCGCTGTTGCCGTTATTAGCTCTATCTATAAGCAGTCTTAGGTTTGATTGTCTATACTCTAGCGTTTCGCCTGTGCGATATTTGA